CCTACTATGCCATCTACCTCTAGATGCGATTCAACCTGAAACCTCATCACAGCAGACTCAGTTACAGGACCAAAAACACCATCAGCCTCAATATCGAGTTCTTGCTGAATCTGTCTTACTTCTTCTCCCTTATCTCCTTTTCTTATTAGCATGATGCTTTATTTGTTACGACTCCATTAGAATCAACAGTCAATACATCAGTACCCACCTTGTAAAACCCTGCTGATGCTCTTGTTGAGCCATTAGAATTAGTAAATATAATATCGTGTAGAACAGGTGTACCTCCAGACCCACCGCTAAATGTTGAGTGGTAAAATGTTGTCGCAGGTGTTCCTGCACACGCTGTAACAGAACTTGACGCATTGAAGAACCCAGTGAATGACGGCAGTGCGGTAGCACAGCTTGCGGTTATTTGGAACAGATTTGCCTTAACACAGAAGAAGTTTAGCAACAGCCTGGATGGAGATGCTGATGTCTTTGGAACAATCATTACATACTCGGCCACATTTGTAGCGGCAGTAACCTCAGAGGTGTCTACCAATACACTTTGAACCCCATCGTTCGTGTAAGAAGAACCATTAAAATCTCTAACCGTAAACGGAACTGAAGCAGAACCCGAAGAAGGTAGTGGCGCAATCTTGCCATTGTGAGACCAAAACTTTTGAACAAACCCAAGCACAGACGAAGTGTATGAGTTAAACGTATTTGCTCCCAAGCTAGCTATCATCATTCCTGCGTGATCTGTAGCCGACAAAGCTCCAGACAAGTCAACATTAGGCTTTATCCTGATAGTAACAGCACCCGTTGCGCTTCCAAGCTCCACAGGCAACCTATATAACTCTTGGTTTGAAACAACCTGAGCTGGCACAAATGGAGTTGACGCTGACGTAGCACAAGCCGTAGCGCACGTAGGGCAGTCAACTATTTCAGACAATTGACCTCCATTTATATGATAAGCCACTCCATTGCCCCTACTGTACAGACCATCGTTTGCGATGTTGGCCAAGTCTCTATCCGTAAATACTCCATTTACTTTCAATGGGTCATCCGCATCAATATATAATTGTGTGCTTCCTGTGGTGCAACAGACAGTATTTAGGTTGTCATCAAATGAACTTGCAGGAGAAACCACACTAAAATCAGCTGGTCTGTTTACATTCCTTAAATCCCATATTAGATACAAGTAGTTTTCCCCACTCTCCCTTACATAATTAAAGTTAGCAAAGTACCCGTCGCCTGCACTGTTAGCAGAAATAGATGTCGGGGGCTTTAATTCAGAGTTAGCTAGTATTGTTTGAATCTGAGATGCCGTATACTGCGTAGAGGTCTCAAGTATTCTAAACCTATGGACAGGGTCAGCAGCAGTCATATCATCTAAAACAAACGACCCATTATTAAACGCAGCCATTCTTATTGTATCACCACTGACGGGTATAACACCCTCTCCAGGCAATCCTGCCTTCTGAATAAAACTACTCACGACAGTAGCGTCTGTTCCTGTTCCTAAAACAAACTGCCCCCCTTCTAAGTCTGAGTAACCTCCGCTTTCTATTCTTGAGAATGCATATCCAACTTGTTGGTCATCACTTTCGTTGCTATTAAGGACAACATAAACAACATTTAACCTAGTAGGTTCAGGGCAAGGTGCTTTCACAACAAAATTACCCATAACCTTTGCGGGGAACAATATAGACAAGTCCATAGTGCTCGGCTTGGAGGCACTCTTAGTAAAGGCAAACGAAGACGTTGATGATTTCGCACTTCCACTACCTCCCTGAGTTGACCCATTCCAAGTTATGGTTGGCGTAATAGAGCCCGTAGAACTTTTTTTAATTAAATATTCGTCTCCTAATTTAAGGACACCCCCTGCATTTTGAATTAGTTCTGTCTCAGACGTAACAGACTTAACACTGCCAACCGCCCCTGTTGTTTTATTTACAATAACATCATTAAGAGCAACTCCATCCGTAGCGAACGTGGCATTTGTATCTATAAGTTTTCTTCCTTCAGCAAAAGCATAAACCTCATATCGTCTACCTGACAATGATATGTCGGAGCTTAATGTGAGTTGTGTATCCGAGTCAATACTAGATATGGTAGCAAGACCAGCACCATCAGTCATTCTAACTTGGTCGTTAACCGTAACTGTTGCTACAAACTTAGCGTTACTGTCTATTAACTTGTTTGCTGAAGACGATGTAGTCGTGCCCGATGTTTTTTGATTAGGGTTTGCTGTACTAGAACCCTCAGATACAAACTGAGCCAAATCAGATATGTTGACTTCAACAGTAACTGGGCCTACCGCATCCCCTAAATCTACCGTTGTGTTTATTGTGTCCCCTGCCCTACTTGTTGTTATTTCCCTCTGTATTATAATATCACAAGGCTCTATGACATTTACAGCTGGGAGTGATGTGTCGGTAGATGTTAAAACGTATTCGTCTGAGTCTTCATCGAAAGCTCCTATATGCTGTTTGTTTATATTTTCTTTTAGGTTGTCTCTAAAGAATGACCTCAATCCAATCTTAGAAACCTCAAGCATTTCCATATCCCTTACCGATGACCCTGCTAACCTTATAACCGCACCTCTTTTTGTATCTGCAAAGAAATAATCCATTCCGTGCCTAGCAAAACTTTCAGGATTTCTGCTTATCCCAAACTCCTCCAATCTAGCAACCTGAGTTCCTAAAAAAATATCTGACTCAGCATTTAATGCAACATTGCCCGAAGATGTTGTTACCAAAGTTTTATCAATAAGACAATAAGAAACCCGATCCTCTTGTAGTATTAAAAGGTCGTTACCTATATCTTGTATCACCATAACTTCGCCCAAAGACTTGTCTAGGTCTTGAAAATTAGCAACGCCTAAGTTAAACTCGTTTAATTTGTTTAATCCAGTTTCCTCTATAAAAACGCCACTATAAGTTAGGGATGCGAATCTGTCTATCTCTTTAAACTCTTTCTCTGCAACAGTCATAACCCTTTCACCTAGCGTTATTTTGTTGTCTGTTATCCTGTCCCTTATGCGCATAGACTCAGCACCATTAGAGAACATTATGCAGTTAAAGAAGTTAAGGTCACATATGGCATCAGCACTTGTCGCTGTATTTTGATCTTGTGTGTTACCCTTGTGAATTCTCTTGCTAGCCCCGTCAACGCCTACGTCAAATGTTTGATTGCCCTCAAAGTATATATCGTTATTTAATTCAAGAGCCTTAGTTTCAAATATAAAAGTACCATTAGACTGTTGAATTTTTATTATTCCGTTGCTTTTTGCTTTCTTGCGTCCAGCACAACCCCTTCTACCAGCACGAGTGTGTAGCTCTAACCCGCCATTAGATTGCCTTACAAATTGAAATTCATGCTTGCCGTTAGGGTCGCTTCCAAATATATTGTTAGACCCTCCATCATTTATTGAGTCCCCTATCGAGGGGTCGTAGTGACTATCTAAAGAAATATCGCCACTATCAATTTTGAATCTATCAAAATCCAAACCTCCCAAGTGATTATCAAAAAAGTCTTTAAAGTTTGCATAATCAGACTGAGCAACAAAGTCATCCATTATGTACTCATCAAAAAATCCATCACAATTCCCTTTTGTACCATCTCTATGATGTTTTATTTTCATAGATATAATACTTCCTGCGGTAATTGCTATATCTGCTCCTCCAGTATCAAATAGCTCAAATGCCAATACTGGTTGCTTATTCCTTTTTGTTTTTACAGCATCAGGGTCAATTATCTTTAAGGTAGAAACTCCACTACTTACATCAAAATCACCGTCAGGCTTAATAGACATATAAAGACCCGATGGGCTGCTTGCAGGTACAGGAAGTCCGTCTTCTTCAAAAGATTCAACGCCTAGCACAGTGCATTCTATCAAATTATCGACAGCTCCAGCAGAATCTGATTTTACAATCAACCTGTCCCCCTCCTTCATTTTCTGCTTGTTGTCACCCTCTAGTCTAAAGTAAGCCGTTCCATTAGCATCGTCTATAAATACGATGTCACTATATATGGTGTCGTAGTCCCCGCCCGAACTCTTCATAAAGAACTTATACTTGCTAGCCCAAGTCGGCGGCTTTTGGGTCACAGGTATTCTTACCCTAGTTCCATTTATTTCGTTATTATTCCCTGCCGAAATGAAAAAATTGTTGTTTTGAGATGTAAGAACAGTAGACGATCTATTGTATTCATCCATATAAACTATTCCTACCTCGTAATCCCTATTACTATGAAGCGACTTTTGTCCTGCGTCAGGAGGTAAAGCCACATAATCCATACTAGCAATACTAAAGTATTCGTAAAAATCGGTGCTAGAGTGGTTCAACTTAAACGCTGGAAACTTGAACGTTACACTATTGTTACCTAGCGTAGGGGTAACCTGTATCTGTCTTGTTTCAACGAGACTACTTATACTTGTCCCAATGGCCTCAATCCCGTTTGCAATTATAGACATGCTTGGCCTACTCCTAGTACCTTCGTAAGCACACATATATTGCTCTGTAAATTTTCCAGTTGCATTGCAAGAATTGTTATCTGTTACAGACTTGGAGGTGTCTATATTGGCTATGTTAGTATAGCCCTGAGAAGTTATATCAAAACCCAATGCGTTTTTAAACTCAGGACTATTAAATAAGTCATATACTGAGCTGTAATCTTTGGGCAGTTTAAAAAACATTTCATAAGAAAATGTACTTAACTCAGAAGATGTTGGCACATAGGTCGAAGAAGCCTCTCTAGAAAAATTAAATAGTAACCTAAAAGAAGCACCTTGGTTTAAATTTTGATTTGAAAAATCAATACTTGCTTGAGCATTGTCTACGGTCACTGCCCCTCCACTAATGTTGTAGTCTAGATTTGAAAAAGAAATTTCTGAATCCGCTTGAGTTTTGGTTACTCCTAAATCCAGCTCTCTTCGTTCAGCAGTGTAGGTCATTTTTATTTTAGCTCCATCACTATCAACTAAGTCAAAGCCATCCACATAGTTACCATACACTAACCTTCCCCCAATAACGGTTTGAGCCTTTGCGAGCCTAGGGACATTGTCAAACATCCGTAGAAGCTGGCTGTCTGGAATTGCCGTGTATATCTTGCTGTTGTCAAAAACTATGGTGTGGTCAATATTGTCCGCAAGTCCAAATTCAACCTTGTCATAGTTTTGAACTACATGAATAGTGTTAGTGCCGCTTATCTTAAAGCATAATTGTATGTCGCTAACATTTTCAGTGCCCGTGTTAAAGGTTACATCTACTGCATTGTGCTTGTTCGTACACCCATCGTTGTCATACGTTCCCCTGTCAAAGCTAAACTTATTGCTCTCAAATGCCACTTCACTAAACTGAGACAATGCACTATACTCCCCATCCTTGTATCTAAATCTGTAAGCGAAACATATAAACTTGTCTTCAATAAAATTCTCTTCGCTACCCGTGCTCATCGTGCTCACTACTGGAGCGCTTGATGGTGGTTTTTGTATCACACTAAAATCATCTTCGTCAACGTTGTCAGCGAAAGGTGACCCTGATGGGAAAGGATAGTTCCTTGTTACATTAATTCTTCTTGGTGGGTTAAAGTCGTCTGTGAAAAACAATAAGTCTCCAACCTTATTTATGCCATTTATTAAGTGAGAGGCACTAAAATTTAAAACACTTACAGATATGGCGTGATACAGCAATTGATCCGTACTCATGTTATATGAGATAATCATATCCACAGCAGTCGTCGTTGCCCCTGTTGTGTTTGTACCCCCCGGATCGTGAACAAACCAATATATAGTTTCATTGGCATCATCTGCAAAAGCACCCAAGCACACGGTATCAAAAGAAAGTCTTATTCCTGCAAACTCCAGCGCTGAGAGTCTTTTACTCCCTTGAACATTCTGTACAGCACCTATTTCACCAGAGTCACCCGCACTGTTAACTCTAATATTCATTGCATCGATATACTGACTTTCAGGGACGATTCTTTCATCCGACCCTTTGTTCATTCTACCTGCGGTAAATTCCCTACGTTCTCTCATTTAATTATGTTACCCTGAGACCTTAAATTCATTAGTAGTCTTCCTGGGTGAATATTGCTCAATCGTATTTTAGCGTTTCTAAGCAAGGCTGTCTTATCTTTTTGAGACCTCCTGACAACATACTCTTGAACACCCACCCTAGAGTTGACTATCATATATTTTATGTAAGCATATACATACTCCTCAAATAGCTTGTTCACACTCACTAACGAGTCATCTCCACCCTCCATGCCATCAGAAATATATTCCAATAAGCAAGTTTCATGAGCCATGTGAGACGAGAAGTTTATAACCCCAGCCCTTCTATCAATTCTAAAAGTGGGGTTAGCGTTTGCCGTTTCTGAATTAAGTCCAAATCTAGATCCAATGTCATAGTCAAAATAAAATTTCCCATCAACAAAGAACCCCTCCCTGCCGTGGAATCTACTTCCCTCGTTAAAGTATAAAGTTCTTGCTGCTCCGTTTATTCTATCTAAATCTAACTCAGATTGTTCGGGCTGTATTATCTCTCCCGTCTCGTCAAACAAAATTCTACAATCATTGTCTTGAAGGTAAGATATAGCACTATTGGCTTGAATGTTTTCTGTTAAAGGGAATAACGCACCGTCTTTGTATAGAGATATTCTTATCCAATTAACAAAGTCAGGAGGCAAAACAAACCTCAGATTATCACAAACCTCAAGTTCCAATGCTTTTATTTCCTTAAATGCATCGTAGTTTAATTCTTGAATACCACGCTTTGCATAAAATATAACTTGGGCTCTAGATACATTGGCTAGCATCTCGTTGTTGCCCGTGTACATCATCATAAAATTATTGACAATGTCCTTTAGCGGAACATACTGATATGAGCCCCAATTAGCATTCTCAGGAACTGCACCTGCATTTTCATAATATTGATATCCTGTTAAATATGGCATTATCTATCTTCGTTTGAATTTAAACCTACTAACCCTGCCGCTGCTTGAGTTACCTCCGTTTCCCTTATTGACATGCCTGCCGAAAGTAGAATTTTAGATATTAAATATGGTATCTCAGACTTTGGCAACTCAAAATCCTGAAAATCAGAAGCGGTGGCATCAAATATTTCTTGACCTTGAGCAGCACCAACAGTCACCCCTGTCCATTTTGGGTCTTTTGGGTTTCTTACGTATTGAGTTATTACGCTACCAGGGTTTGTTATAGTGTTAGGATACATTATAATGTTATCAGCCTGCATCAAGCAAGACGGAAACATAGTAGATGGATTAACCAACGTAGATGCCGCTAGGTTAAATATTTTCGAGGGGTCCTGTATCTCAATCTCACTATACTTACTAGGATTGAATATTTTGTATTTAAGCGCCCCCGCCCCAAAAATATTGTCGGTAATCTTCAGCGAAGTACCACTCTCCACCTCCACCACAAAGGCCAAGGTGTTATCATCAGTGTTTACAACCAAGTCACCTGCGGACGCTGTATTCCCAAATGCAGACACCCCCGTAAGTGAAGGATCTACTAGCTTATTGGGACTAACCGCACTCTCCTTTGTGCCCGATACCCTTTCAGTATCATAAAAAAAGAGTTTATTAAGAAGATACAGGTCGCTAGGCTTATCATACACATGCCCATCAGTGGCGTTGCCTAATGGTGCTAAGGTTGAGAATATCTCTATAACTTGTCTTTTACGCTCCGCAAGGTCAGCATACCCATCGTTAGATGCCACAGGACTGGTTGTAGATTGGTTTACTGAAACCCTTTTATTTTGCTTGTTAACGTGAGTATTGTAATCATACATATACTCTTTAAATATTTCTAATTGAGCCTGTCTTGCAAAATGATTGAAATCAAGCCTAGAAATATATCCGTAATTATTTTTATTCGCTATAGCGAGTACAGTTTGGCGAACCTCATTAATCATAACGCTAAAGATACAAAATAAAAAAGGGGTCGAAAACGACCCCTAGTTAAAACTAAAAATATAGTTTATTAAGCAATATCAATAGATGTTACTTCAGGTACAGCACCTCCAGCGTCAGTAATGCCTGCTAAAGAAAGAGGATGAACAATGTCCCTCCACTTTGTTTGCAACGCATCAACAATTGCTGACTCAATTCTATCTCTAACCTCCTCGTTGTTAGCAGCCATAGCGTCGTGATTAATAGTCACTTTCTTGCCACCAACATAGGTGATTTCAACTTTAGCAGTGCCTGCCTGCTCTACAATAATAATGTCACTGATACGAACCAACTGAGTTTGCTCGTTCTTGACAGTTACTTCTAAATACTTTGTATCCATGGTAAAAAAAATTTATGGTAAAAAAAATACTCTGCAAATATACTAAGAAACTGCAACTGCTGCTGAACCTCTCTGTATGGCCACAAAATCTTCTGAGCCTGGAGGAATAACAAAGTCTGCCATTACCTTGGTGGCACTAGACT